GACGGCGGAGATCATCAGTCAGTATGTCTCGAAGGGACAGAAGATCGCCGTCGAGGGGCGCATCCAGACGCGCAGCTATGACGCGAAGGATGGGACGAAACGCTATGTGACGGAGGTCGTCGTTGGCAGCATGGAATTCTGTGAGAGCAGAAGGAACAGCAGCGCAGGGGGCGCGGGCGACTACCCGGGGACACCTGTGCCGGATGAGGATATTCCGTTTTGAGGAGGAGAGGACTACCATGTTGTTTCCTGTTATCGTGATTCGAGATACAGAGATGAACAAAGAACACATTGTCGGAACAAATGTACATGATGTGCTTTACATTGATGATGATGGAAAGATAGCATACCGCAACCTGCAAAATAGTGGAGGATTGCGAGACTGGTATCAATTCAAGGGAGATCGCACTGCGCCCTATAGTGATGAAGTCCTTATAAAAATGGTGACATTTGAAGAATTGCAGGAGATATATCAAGAACAAATATCCCGATATGAGAAAAGAGCAGCAAAGCTTGACAAAATTATGCAAGCTGTTTTTGACGAAGATGAATAAACCTCTTGTGAGGCAAAGCGTGGAACAGACGGTATAACGAAAAAGAGCGGTATTTCCGCTCTTTTGGTGCGTTCGGAACATATTGGTGACGACAACAACATGACGTGATTCGGATCGGAGGCAGCGGCGTGAGGGCATACGGCGACTATATCAGGGAGACAAAGCGGCTCTTGCAGAACTATACAAAGATGAAGGTCGCCGCCACGAATCTCACAGAAGAGATCGATGCGCAGGAGATGATTTTGCGTGATGAATCCATATCCTCCATCCAGTACGGGGACGATCGCATCAGCGGCGGGACAAGGGAGTTGACTACAACGGAGGCGGCCGCTATACGTCGCATTAAGCTTGAGGGGCATATCCGCGATATGCGGATCCGCAGAGATGAAATAGAGCGCACAATACGGGCGATTGATCGAGCCTTTGAGTCGCTGGATGATGCAGATGTGGAGCTGCTACAAGGGCGGTATATGCGGGGGCAGTCGTGGATAGAGATCGCAGATGCTCTGAACTATACGGAGAAGTGGGTGCGAGACAAAGGTGGAAAGGCACTTCGTGATGTAGCATTGATGTTGTTTGGGGTTATCGTGAGACCAGCGCAGTTGAAAATTAAATTTGAAAATTAAACTCGAAACCTGCACTTTGCTATTTACAAAACCTGAAAAAGTGGTATCATATATGACATCAAAGTTCAGGGGATGCCTATGGGACATTATGAAAAGTTGCTTCAAAAAATAGAAAACAACCCTGCTGATGTCACGTTTGATGAGTTGGAAAAGCTAATGACGAAAGTAGGCGGATTTGAGTGTCGAAAAGGAAAAGGTGACCATTACACTTTTTCGCATCCTGATCTGACCGAAATCGTAACAGTGGATTCCAAGGGGAAAAGAGACCCTTTAAAGGCAGTATATGTAAAAAGGGCTTTAAAAGCGTATAGATATGTAAAAGGTATTTAAGAAGGAGTGTTTGCATAATGGCTAAAATTGATGAATATCAGGTCACTCTTTCTGCACTGTCAAAAGACGATGGGGGCGGATTTTTAGCAGAAGTTCTTGAGCTTCCTGGCTGTATTGCGGATGGGGAGACAAAGGAAGAAGCATTGAGGAATATTTCTGATGCTATTGAGTCGTGGATTTCGACAGCAAAAGCAGAAGGTCGAAATATTCCTGAGCCTAAATTATATGTAGATGAGTCCCCAAGTGGGAAATTTACTACGCGTGTTTCAAAGAGTTTACATGCTGCATTGATCAGGACTGCCGAACAAGAGGGGGTCAGTTTGAACCATCTGGTAAATACGTTTCTTGCTATGGGAATCGGGTGCAATCACTCCTTCTTAGAAAGGGGAAAAATAAAACATGGATCGAATAATGAGGAACGCAGTGCGATAAATTCTATTATCGTTTCAGTTCTTGAGCAAAACAAAACTCAATGGAAGCATGTAGGAGAGAAACATAAAGTGGTTCATTTGGATGCATATCAAAGGGAGGCAAGATAAATGAAGGAAAAATATAAAATCCTATCAAAATTGCAACTTATCGAATTCACGTTAGAAAGTATCCATGGACGACATATTAATGAGGATGAGATCGAGGTTAAAAAAATAGAAGATATCTCAAAGTGGGATGCTTCTTATGAAGTGACAAAGAACAATGAGCTTATTATTAAGGTTTCGTGTATAGCAACATTTGAGCCGAAAATATTTTTCTGTATAGAGACTAAATTTTCGGTGAGGTATAAAATAGAAGATAAAGTTTCAAGCAAAGAAATAGAAAATGACTTGGAACTTCTTGCTCAACCTTGTGCAGCACGAAATACTATGCTTGTTGGATATGTTTCTGAATATATCACAGGAACGCCGTTTATCACGATCCCCTTTGTTGATCTTGGTGGGCATAGGAAGGAGGAAGAATAAAAGTTTTATTTCAACATACATTTTGCTTCCGTTTTACTTCCCTTTTACTTCCTTGTTTTCGCCGAAAAACCTGCTATACTGTTAGTATGGGTGGTTTGGAACGCGCCGCCCGCTGTTTCCTCCTTCCTACACGGATACCTCCTTGCGGATAGCCGTCTCAATCGAGGCGGCTTTTTTGTTGGGGGGAATGAGGGAGTGGCGCATAATTTTTGGGAAAGAGAGCGGTACTGCGGGAAACTCTCGGGGGACACGGCTGCGGCGGTGTCCCTTTATAATTGCAGAGGAGGCGGATGTGTGGACGATATAACCCTGCTCCGTGGGGATTGTTTCGAGCGGATGAAGGAGATAGAGGACGGGAGTGTCGATATGATTCTCACCGATCCGCCGTACAACATTGGCGTTCAAACGAAAACAAAAGGGAAGGAGAAAACAAACGCATGGGACAAGATCGGCGATTATCCCGTCTTTATGCGCCGCTTCTTCGCTGAATCCGCCCGCGTGCTGAAAGACAGCGGCGTTCTTTATATGTGGCACAATGATATGCCGCAGATCGCCGAGATTATTCATGATGTGCATGAGCGTGGACAGTTTCAGCTTATCAGTTTCTGCGTCTGGGACAAGGGGAAAAGCTATCGGGCGCGGTCGTGGCTGAACCGCAATCCCGGACAGTTGCGGCAGTGGTTCAACCGTTGCGAGTACTGTCTGCACTTCTTCAAAGTGGGGACGGGGGTATGGGCGCATTCTATAGGAGTAGATCGAATCAACAGCAACCCCGACTGTTACCGTTCGATAAAGGATTGGTACGTTACTGAGAAAAAACGCCTTGACCTCACAGATGATGACATCTCCGCCGCTTATAAGACTACAACGGGGAAAGAAGCATATATGATTTCAAGACATTATTTCAAAGATTCCCAATTTGCAATTCCGACGCGTGCAGTGTGGGAGGCTGTTTATGAGCCGTTGGGCTTCGGCAAGAACTACGAGGAGCTGCGGCAGGAGTATGAGGGACTGCGGCGAGAGTATGAGGGATTGAGGCATACGCACGTAAACGATGCGGCGCACTGCAATGTGTGGGAGAGGGGAACGATTCCGATGCAGAAGCGTTTCCATACCTGCGAAAAACCCGTTGATATTCTCTCGCGTACCATCCGTACAAGTTCGCGTACGGGTGATACCGTTCTTGACCCATTCATGGGCAGCGGTTCAACGGGCGTCGCTTGCGTGCAGGAGGGGCGACGGTTCATCGGAATAGAACTTGATCCAAAGTATTTCGAGACGGCAAAGAAGCGCATAGAGGAAGCGCGGGGCTTGTTTGCGTAAAAATGTGCAGAGGAGGTGGCATGATGCAGCGGTTACAGGAAAATTTTTGTGTGGAATTTGTACGCTGTGGAAATGCCACCGAAGCTTACAAGCGTGCGGGTTACAAGCCTCGTTCGGATAAAGTTGCTGGGACAGCAGCGGCAAGATTGTTGGGAAATGTTGGTATTCAGTCACGTATTGCAGAACTCCGCCGCGAACTGGATTCGCACAAGATCATGGACGCGGCTGAACGTCGCGAACTACTCACACAATTTGCCCGTGATGAGGAGACAGGAAAGGCAGATCGTCTCAAAGCAATGGATTTGCTCAACAAGATGGACGGGGTATACATCAACAAGACGCAGGTGAGCGGGGCGGACGGTGCACCGCTTGTTTTCCGATGGGAGGGTAAAGATGTCTGAGATTGTCATACCGTACACGCCGCGCCCGATCTGGAAAGATACGATTCATCCTGCGCTCGCAAAGAACCGCTTTGCCGTTCTGGTCTGTCACCGTCGTTTCGGCAAGACGGTCGGTACGGTGAACGAGATGATTAAAAAGGCGGTGCTCAACGAGAAGAAAGCACCTGTCTATGCCTACGTTGCGCCGTACCGCAATCAGGCAAAACGCGTGGCGTGGGAGTATCTGAAATACTATACGAATCCAATCCCTGGGCGTGCGGTGAATGAATCGGAGCTCTATATTGAGTTGCCGACAAGACACGCACGCTCACCGGGCGCACGGCTCTATATCATCGGCGCAGATCATCCCGATGCGCTGCGTGGTATCTACCTCGACGGTGTAATCCTTGATGAGTATGCGGATATCAAGCCGGAGCTCTGGGGCGGCGTTATCCGTCCTGCGCTTGCAGACCGCGAAGGATGGGCGGTGTTCATCGGAACGCCGAAGGGACAGAATCAGTTCTATGAGATGTACCAGCACGCGGAGAAGTCGGCGGGTTGGTACTCTTGTATTTATAGGGCGGATGAGACGAACGTGCTTCCCGCCGAAGAGCTCAAGGATATGCAGGCGCAGATGACAGAGATGGAGATTCGGCAGGAGCTCCTATGTGACTTTACCGCCTCTGCATCGGATGTGGTTATCCCGATTGATCTTGTCACGGAGGCAGCGGGGCGCGAGATGGATGCGGAGGATGTGCAAGGGCAGCCTGTCATTCTTGGCGTTGATGTGGCGCGGTTTGGCGATGATCGTACCGTGATCTGTGTGCGGCAGGGACTTCTCCTGCGTGAGACACGGACGTTCACGGGGCTTTCCACGATGGACACAGCAAGTGCAGTCGTGTCCTGCTACACGGAGTTTTCTCCTGCGGCGGTGTTCGTTGATGCGGGGGCAATGGGGGCGGGGGTGATTGACCGCCTCCGTCAGCTCGGCTATACGCCAACGGAAGTGAATTTCGGTGCGGCGGCGATGGATACCGAGCGTTACGCCAACATTCGCGCCGAGATGTATTTCAAGTGCCGTGACTGGCTGCAAGGCGGCGGTGCAATCCCGCAGAATACACAGCTCAAGACAGAGCTTGCCTCTGTGGAGTACAAGTTTAGCGCAAGTGGGCACATTCTTCTTGAGCCGAAGGAGAAGGTAAAGGAGCGCATGGGCAAAAGCCCTGACCTTGCGGACGCGCTTGCGCTCACGTTTGCGATGCCGGTCTATGTGCCGCATGGCAGGTATTATGAGGCACGCCGCCGTGGGAACATCCGCAAGGCGGGAAGTATGTGAAAGGAGGTGGGGCAATGCAGGGAAACGCGGCAGCGTATGACGCTGCGCAAAATGCCGCCCCGGAGGAGATTAGCCTTGCAACGCTTTCCCCCGAGGCGGTCAAAAAGATTATGACCGCCTACAAGGCAGGGCGTGATGTCGCGGATCACTATTATACGGCGACGGTCGAACCTGCGCTCATTCGCCGCTATAACGTGTACCGAGCGGACACAGACCACTATCGGAAGAAGTTCAAAACGCTCTCTGCGTACAGTGACTGGGTGTCGCGGGACGTTAAGACAACAATCGACTGGATTATGCCGTCGCTCATGGAGGTGTTCACCGGCTCGGACGATCCTGTGGATATCGCAGGTGTGAACGTGAACGATGATGACAACGCAAAGAAGATTCAGCAGCTTCTCTGCTATTTTGTGACGCGCAAGAACAGCTTTTTCACGTTCATGTATAACTTTCTGCGCGACGGTCTTACCATCAACATGGGATGCGCGAAGGTCTACTGGAAGCGTGAGGAAGAACGTCAGCCGATGGAGGTGCTCGCCGATGCACAGATGATGCAGATGATTCTTGCGGGCGAGGCGGCGGGGCAGGTGGAGATCAAGGAAGCCGTTCCTGTGACGCCGCTCGGGGATCTCCTGCGCGTGACATTTGATGTCGTCAATGTCAAGGTCAACCAGCCGATCATCGAGAACATGAGCCCGTCGGAGCTGCGCTTTACGCCCGAGGCACGCGATCTTCATGCGGCAAAGTTCGTGGCGCAGCGGAAAAAGGTGCGCGGGGACTACCTCAAGCGCATGGAGGCGCAGGGGGTTTACCAAAATGTCGATGCGGCGATGGCAAAGGCGGGCGAGGGCGCACGGAAAACGCCGCTTCTGGACAAGCTGCATAATAAGCACATTGAGGAGATGCACGGACGGCTCTCGGACGGGGATAATGCCTCTAAGGAGTTTGACCTTTACGAAGCCTATCTCAAGGTGGATTTCAATGGCGACGGAATCTATGAGAACATCATCGTTCATGCGGTCGGCGATGTTCCGCTTAAGATTCAGGACAATGTGTTTGAGATGCCGCCGTTTTTTATCTTCTCCCCCGAGCATGACGCTTATGCCATTTTCGGCGAGGATTCCATCACGGATACGCTCGAACAGCTGCAAGACCTCAAGACCGCGCTCATACGGCAGATGATTATTGCGGTCGCAAAGAACAATGTGCCGCAGAAATTTGTCGACGAGAAAAACGTCGATATGGACGCGATGCTGGACGGGGATGAGATTGTCCCGGTCAAAAATGGAGTTCCTGCAAGTCAGGCGGTCTTTCAGCCGCCGCCGATTCAGATTGACAGCTCTGCTATGACGCTGGTGCAGTATGCGCAGAACGAGATCGAGAGCCAGTCGGGCAGTACGCGGTACAATCAAGGACTGGATTCCTCCAGTCTCAATCGCACGGCGACGGGCATCTCGGCGATCATGGGCGCGAGTGACAAGAAGATCAAGCTGATCGCGCGTCTTGCGGCGGAGACGGCGTGGATTCCGATTGTGAAGTTCCTCATCCTGCTCTGCCAAAAGTTCGTGGACGACGGGCAGATGATTCGCCTTGCAGATGAAAGCATCGCCATCCGTCGCGAGGAGATCAGCATTGACTATGACCTTATCGTCAATGTCGGGCGCGGGGCTTCCTCCAAGGAGATACAGATTCAGTACCTCATGGTGCTCATCAATCAGCTCTATCCGAAACTGGAGATGATCGGGATTGTCAATGCCGAATCCTGGTACAACGTGACGAAGGAGCTGCTTGAGGTCATGGGCATCCGCTCGACGGAGAAATATCTGCTCGATCCAAGCGGCGATGTGTTCCAACAGCAGCAAGCACAGGAACAGCAAGTGCAGCAGGCGGCAATGGAGAAACAGGACGCGCTTACCCAGGCGGAGCTTCAGCTAAAGCAGGATGATGTAAAGGCAAAGACGCTCGCACGGCTTTCGGCAAAGTTCTCGGATTTGCCGATGGATGCACAGATTGCCGCGCTCTCGCAGCTCGGGCTTTCGACCAGTCCTGCGGCGATGGCAGAGAAGATTGCACGCGACGAGCGGCTTGCCAAAAGCCATGAAAAAGCTTATCGGGCATGGCATGAAGGGAGGGAGAGCGGATGGAATACATGGATAAGATGAAGCTGCAGGAACGCGCCGCAGAGGGCGCGGAGGCGGCATTTCTCCTCACAGAGAAGTTCTCGGGCAAGTGGCTTGCGCAGGTGGAGGGAAATGTACTGGATCGCCTGTGCCGCGCTGCGGATGTGGGGGAACTCATGAAGATCCAGGCAGACTATCAGGCGGCGCGTGACTTTTACGACGGTCTTTTGAGCGTGTCACGCAAGGGGCGCGAAGCGGCGAAGAAGCTCCACGAGGAGCATAGAAGTGATTGAGGAGGATACCGAATGAATGACTGGGTTTATGACTTACAGAGATTTGCAGAGGGAGATGCATCGGAGAGCACGGCAGCGGATACGCCCGCTGCTCCTGCGGAGCAGGGCGTGCAGGAGGACGCTGCCACGGGTCAGGGAACGTCGTCCGCCGTAGAGCAGCCGTCCGCGGGCGGTTTTGGCGTCGTCGTCGATCCCGTGACGGGGGCACGCTCGCTTGTCCCGATTCACGCGGCAGAGGAAGCGGAAACGCCCGCGCAGGAGGAACAGCCCGAAACGCCCGCCGCACCGGCGGCCTATACGGCGAATGAGCTTCTTGCCGCATTGACAACGGGGCGCGTCGATGAATCCCGCATTCCTGAGGAACTGCGGGCAAACTATGTCGCCATTCGCCAGCAGCAGCAGATCGCCGCACTCACGGCGCAGCAGCAGATGGCGGCAGCACAGCCGCCGCCGCAACAGGACGTGCCGCCGTCCCCACAACACGGGACGGACATTTATCGCAGGATTCAAAGTGCGGCGGAGGAGAAGGCACTCAAGGATCTTGGGATTACGCGGGAGCAGCTCTCCGAGCTTTCCTATGCCGAATCGGATGAGGATGCCAAGAAGGCGGAGGAGTACCGCGTCGCGGTTCAGATGAACGTGAACGCAATCGCACGCGAGATTGACGCGTACCAGATGAACCTTGCCAAGCAGCGGGCGGAGGCCGAGGCGTTTGCGGCGGAGTTCGTGCCCAAAATGCAGCAGGTACAGGCATCTGAGCCGAACTTCAACCAGATCGATGTGATGATGGAGACCTTCTATCAGCAGCTGCCCTATCAGGAGGCGGTACAGGTGGCAGAGCTCATCGAACGGTACAGGCAGGGACTGTGTACGCGTGCGGACATCCCCTTGATCGAATCTTACTACAACAAGACCCGTGCGGCGTTTTACGCGAAGCAGACGGGGCTTTCTCCTGCGCCTACGCCTGCGCCGAAAGCAACGCCGCCGACGGTAGAGGGTGCGGGCAAGGTTGCACAGAGCGCACCTGATCCGGTGGATTGGAGTGCAATGCGAACGATGGGCGTGCGGGAACGGAATAAATTCCTACGGGCGCATCTTCACTAAGGTTTATTTTACGAGAGGTGATTATTTATGGCATTGGTAGCAAAGTCGGTGTCGCAGTCCACAACGTACGAGGCGGTCGGCACGAAGGATGATTTCAGCAAAATCGTTACGAACATTGACCCTGACATGACATTTTTCCTGTCCAATTTCGGGACAGCGGCGGAGGCGAAGAGCCTCAAGTTCAACTGGACAACGGAAGGTCTCAAACCTCCGCAGGAGAACGCATATCCCGAAATGACGGACTATACGACCGATAAGGTCGGCTCGCTCGCGCAGTGGGATAACCGTTGCCAGCACTTCATCAGCACGGGACGCGTGACGGATGCGCAGAAGAAGCACGCGAAGGAGTATTCCCCTGAGGATGAGTTTGCACGCCAGAAGGTGAACGCGTTCAAGCAGCACGCACGCGACATTGAGTACGCGCTTGTATTCAACCGCGCACCGCGTGATGAGTCTCCGGGCAATCCCGCACTCACGGGCGGTGTCCGCTACTTCCTTGAAGAAGAGGCTGAGGACGTGACCTTCACAGGGAATGTCTGTGCGGCAACGACGGATCACAAGCTCGACACGGGCGATTTCGTCTACTTCAAGGCAAAGCCGGGCACCGGAAACAAGCTCCCGACTGAAATCGTGGCGAATCTTCCTTACTACATTCGCAAGGATGCGGATCCGAAGAAGTTTACGCTGTTTAACAGCATGGATGACGCGATCAAGAACGTCAATCAGGTCACGCTTTCGACGGCAGGTCAGGGCGTCCAGATGGTGAAGAACAACGTCTTCAGTGCGGGGGACACACTCTTCACTGAGGATCATATCAATGACTGCATGGAGATGTGCAGCAAGCGCGGCGGCAATCCGACACTTGCGGTCATGTCGGGGCGCCTCAAGCGTCGTTTCTCGGCGATTGTCACGGGCGGTGCAACCAAGCAGCGCGGGTCGAAGGAGAAGACGGCGACCAACATCACGGATGTGTACGAATCCGACTTCGGCGTGATTCGCGCCGAGGTACACCGTATGTACCCCGATACGGTGGTGGATGTCATGGACATGAACTACTGGGATATGAAGTGGTTTGACCGCACGCACGAGGTTCAGGGGCTTGCCAAGAAGGGCTCGTACGAGGAATTCGTCATCGAATCGTGGCTCGGGCTGCAGGGGACGCAGCCGAAGGCTTCGGGGTCGATCTACAACATCAAGCGTGCCTAAGAGCGCATAGACAGAGGGCTTACCTGTTGGGGGTGAGCCCTTTTGTATGGGAGTGATTCGATGATTCTGAAACAAAAAATCTATGAGGAGGATGGGAAGACGATCCTGCGCAACACGTTCGACTGTTCGGAAGCAATCGACACGGCAAAGCAGGTGTCGGATGAGGGCGGGCGCGGGAAGAACATTATTCCGCTGGGTTTTATCCCGCCCGAATATTGGCAGTTCGACCCGTGGCTCATCGAGGCGCGGAAGGCGCAGTGCGCGGGCGATCAGGCAGAGTTTTTGCGCCTTTTGCGAAAGTTCTTTGCCCTGCATCCTGCCTTTGCCGTAAAACGGGACCACGCACGGCGGTATTGGGGAGGAGGTATAACGTGTGATTGACGCAAAGCATCTGAAAGAAATGGTGCGCTGGAAAGAGAAGGACATGGACGAGGTGAAATTCTCGGACTATGAGATTTACCACGCCATGAATGAGGTCTTGCGCTATCTCCGCGCACACCTTGCCAATATGCAGAGCGAGCTGCTCGAACGTGAGAAGGTATACAAGGCGGACGATTTCACGGATGGTGCGGCACTCCTGCCCGATGATTTCACCTCCGTCAAGGGGGTCTACCGTCTTTCCGATCGCTACCGACTGCATGCCGTCGCGGACGACCATGTAACGCCCGATACGTTCCGTCTCTTTGCGGGGCGCATTTACGCGGTGTGCGGTATTCTGCTCCACTACTACGGCAGTCTCCTGCCCGTGAAGGAAGGCGATCCCATTCCTCTGCCGGATACCTACGTTGATCCCATCGTCAAGCTCACACGGATGGTGCTGAACAACACGGATGTGGATACGATGACACAGGCGGTGATGGATGCGGTGAATGCGATTGTTCCACGCCGCAAGTGGAGCAATGCACGGGCGAAGATGCCGTTTTTTGTCTGAGGTGATGTCATGAAAACGAGCAAAGCGATTGACGAGATCAAGGCAGCAGGACATGACATTTCGGATGAGTACAGCCGCGCAGAGTGCATCGGCTTCCTCAACACGGCGATTCATGAGGTGTCGGGGCTTCTCATTGCGGCAAACTCTCCGATGATGGTGCAGGAAATCCTTATTCATGATGGGGAGAGTATACCGGAACACTATGTGCGTGCGGCGGGGCAGTACCCGATGCGCATCACGGGACAGGCAGTACGGTTCATTGATCCGATGATGAGTGAGATACGCTTTCGTTATTTTGCGACCATGCCACTGCTTGACGATGAGACAGGCGGTTTGCCATTCCCGCATGATGCACTCAATAAATATGTCCTCAAAATTGCGATTCTCCACGCTCTCAATCGCAATGAGTATGATATTACGCAGGACAAGGCCCTTGCCGATGAATTCCGTTCAATTCTCACGGGGGCGGTGATGGGGAATGGCTGAGATTCAGAAAAAAGTTCTCCATACACCGCCTCTTCCTACTGCGATTCAGGGCGATGGTCGGTATCTCCTCTCTGTCCTGCGCAGCTTCATGCAGGAGCAAACGACGCAGATCAATGCGGCGAACAGTTTTACGGCGGATGAGGTGGAGGCGGATAAAGAGGGGAAGATTCTTTCTCCGCGCAACTTCCGTCTGACATTCTCGCGGCTCGGTGGACTCTTGCAATGGGATCATTCTCTCGGCGCAAAAGAGCTGAACTATTATGAGGTTCGGACGAATAAGAATGTCGGCAGTGAATTTGGGCTGTTGGAACGAACAACTCTTTCGGAATCTGCACGCCTGCCGCCGAGTTATGCAGGGCACATCTTTCTCTTTGCCATTGATCGACAAGGGCAGGTTAGTCACCCGGCAGAACTCAGTTATACCAAGGCACGCCCCACAAAGCCGCGCGATGTTGCGATGACAAAGACACAGGAAGGAACGCTCATCACTTTCCTTGAGATACCACTGGACTGCATCGGCGCATACATCTATGTCAACGATGTGCGCTATGAATCTGTGGATAATATCTTTCTCTATACTGGTGGAGCGATCATTGAACGACTTCGTGTTGCGTACTATGACCAATACGGTGAGGGCGAATCCGAGGTTCTTTACTGCGTTATGCCCGATGTGGAAAACTTCATCGTGGAGCGTAATGGCCCGCAGCTAGATTTTATGTGGGATCCACTGTCCATTTATAACGTACGGTATGAAGTCAAGGTTGGAATTACCCCCGAGTGGGATAAGGCTCTTACGATTTTCACGACGAAGCTCAATAAGCATCGTTTTATTTATCCAAACACGGGGCGTTACTACATGCTCATCAAGGCGATTGACGAGCATGACAACTACTCCAAAAACGCCTCGTTTTTTTTGCTCACGAATGAGACAGATATCCACAAAAATGTGATTATCCGGCTCGATCAGGAAAAGACGGGCTACAACGGAAATAAGATCAATCTCTACTACGACATGGCGCGTGAGTCTCTGCTTCTCGAAAAGGACGCACTGCGTGGGGAATATCTCATCGATGTGAGGCTTCCGCAAAAGTACCGTGCCCGCAACTGGCTTGAGGCAAGCGTCATCGGTGAGACAAACAGCAGCCTTGTCTTTGACGATTTGGATTTCGCATGGAATAGCGAAGAAGCTGCGAATACTATGTGGAATGGCACGGTAGGCGACCTCAGAGGTGTTGAGGTACTGCATGAGATTGCACGCTATGATCCTTTGGATACAGCGCGTTTTCTTGCAGTAATTTCACTGGACGGCACACTCACAGGAACGGGAGCGACGGTGCGTACGCAGAAAAATGTCGTGTATGCGCCATCACGATGGACACAGGGGCTGCGCCTCTCGTGGAAAAGTGATGTGTCCTATGAGCTGCAGATTCCACAGCAGTTCTCGTTGATGTTCTGGATTCGTCTGCGGGATGGCCTGTCTGATACGCGGATTCTCGCACTGACAGGCGATGGCAGTCTCGTGCTTGAATATGACCGCCGTCTCAATGATTTCCGCATTGTCGGTTCGGATGGTGTCTATGTGCGTGCAGCAATCGCATTTCGACCGAACGACTGCCTTGCCGTCGGCATTGTGCAGGAAGCGGCGGTGCGGCGGCTTTTCTTATACAGCCTCGCAGGGGATGTGTGCACAGAGGGGAGCGCAGCGGCGAAACCGCTCAAGAATCTCATGCGCCTTGTCTTCGCGGGGACATTTGAATAGGAGTGATGAATATGAACAAGGTAGATGGCATTCATCTCAAAGGTTCTTTCGAGGGTGTCCTGCACCATGCGGACGGTACGGAGGAGGTTGTACGCAAGGACAATCTCATCGTGAACGCGGGCTTTGACCTCATCTTTGAACGGTTGTTCCAGCCGCAGCTCGATAACTCGCAGAATAAGGTTTTGCGGTATATCGCTGTCGGGACGGGGGCGAATGCGGCTGCGCCGGAGCAGACGAAACTCACGAACTTTCTTGCGGCACAGTTTGCACAGTATTTCCATACAAATGGAACAAAGGAGTGCAAACTTGTCGCGACATTTGGTACAGGGCAGGCAATTGGTGCAATCACAGAGGCAGCGGTCTGTTACTGCAATGATGGTATGCCATCGGCGACAAACAACTACGGCATCATTGACCGTGTGACCTTCCCTGTTGTGAATAAGGGGACGGAGGATGTTTACACATTGACGTTCAAGTTTGTGCTCGGAGAGCTTACGGGCTGAGGTAGGAGGCATGTGAGATGAGTGCGGAGAAAAAACAGACAGAGCCGAATTTCCGCCTCATACATCCATATACTTTTGACGAATGCGCTTTTGACTTTGCCGATCCACGCACGGAGCGTATATTTGCGCTGTTCGGTGCGGTGGAGATCACGCAGAATCACGCGGAGACGGTTGGGGTGGATGGTGCGTTTTCCAGTGTGACGGCATATCACACCACTCTTGCAGAAAACGTTGCTCTTGCGACGGATTCTGTTCCAGTAGAGGTTTCCCCTCATATCGTTACGGTGCAGGTTAGCGCAAAGGATTCGGTTCTCGTTGCCGAGAAAGAGCCAATACGTGTGGAGTTCGTGGAGCAGGTCGGTCTTGGTACGGTGCTTCTTCATGCACAGCACGGACATATTTATATCAATTTTACAGAGAAAATCGGGGTTTCGTCGGTGATTTTGCCGCCGATACAGACAGAAATCGTCGAGCAGATCGGTATTCGTGACGAGAGGATTCCACAGCCACAGTCATATTTTTCAGAAGCACTGGGATTTGACGGTACGCAGCAGGAGGGACAGGAACTCTCGTTTATCCTGCGTGATGGAGGCGGTCTCCTGGATTCCCAAGGACAGGTGTTCACAGCGCATCGTTCTTTTGCTGAGGAGATCTCCATGCAGGAAGAGACGCATGGAGTTTTGCATTTGTATTGGTCGTTTGTGGAGCGGATCAGTCTGCGTACGGAGATCCTGCCGCCGCTTTCCACATTGCTTGTGGAGGGGATCTGCTTACAGGGCGACAGAATCCCACAGCCACGTTCTCTGCTTTCGGAGAAGTTTGTGGTTTTAGAGGCACTTGTTCCGCCTCTTATGTCTCATTTCACAGAGCGTATTGGGTTCTATGACACCGTAGTACGTGCAAGTGATGCCTCTATTTCAGGGGTTGCCGTTGGCAATGGTATGACGCTCGCAGAGTTCAAGAGCCGTCTCATGCGCCCCATTGGATACGAGATGTTCCGCCCGTTCCATGTCGGTGAATACGAGTATGAACAGGCACTTGTCCGCATCTCTATGACAACGGGCAGCCTCGGTGCAATCCCGCAAATCTATGATGTCGTGATGAATGTGGATATCGACGACACCGTTGACCGTGGCACGGCACACGTGGAGGCAAAGGAAACGGAGATTCCGTATCACAAACATTACTATACGAAGCCGGAGGTCACCGTTTCGCTCCAACGCGGGAATACGGGAGACGGAACTCTCACGCCTGAGATCACGATGATCGGGACGGACTTTTTCCGCTGTATCCTACATAAGCGCGACGGTACGGCGGCAACAGGGACAGTTTCATGGACGGCAGTTGGCTACTAGAGGAGGGCGGATATGCAGGATTTCAAAATGCTTCAGGGACAGGACAACGTCAAGAATAGTAGAGGGACGATCAACGATAACTTTGCAGCGGTGGCAAGCAATTTTGCGGGTGAGTTCTTCCCTACGGCGAATCTCTACGTCGGTATGAAGTGCTATCGCACGGACGAGCAGAAAACCTATACACTGCGTCAGCTTGATCCTGTGCGCTGGGACGAGGACGCGGCGGGGGTTCTCAAAAACGAGCGGAATATCAGCCTCACGGGTAAGGCAACGTCGGAGGCGGCGGGGTTTGACGGCTCTGCAGACGTTACGATCAATGTCACGAAAGTGGAGGCAGATTCGTGTACGGGGAATTCTGTCACGGCAACGACGGCAGCAAATGTGAAGGGGGTAATCTCTTCGCAGAATGCGCCGCGTCATGTCTGGTTCTCTGCGGTGCAGACGGAGACGCAGCGCGAATACGCAAACGACTTTACCTATAACCCCGCCTCTGGTACGCTTGCCGTCCCGCGCATTGAGGGAACGGTGACGAATGCCGCCCATGCGAATGCAGCAGACCGTGCTGCGGCAGATGGGAACGGGGCGAATATCCCCGCTACCTACACGCCGAAGAATGGTACGGGGGCGACAGGGACATGGGGTATTAACATTTCGGGACGTGCGGAGAGTGCAGGGCGAGCGGAGGTCGCAGACAGGATCAATGGCAACGTGCTCGTTTTTGGCAACGGCACAAAACTTTGGGTGGAATAATGGGAGAACTTGGAAAACGCCTCTATGTGGAGAGGCTCGGCGGCATCCGTAATTCATGCCCCCTTTATACAACGATCAGTGAGGCGAGCGGATATGGTGGGGCACTTCCCCTGAATGTTGGTAACATTCAATGCTATGCGCCTCTGTGTCCCGTTGGTTCGAGCGAGGCAATCGGCGGCTATGTGGAACGCCTTGGAGGCGTGCGCATGGCAATCGCACGAACAGGGATAAAACCTGTTGACCCGCCGAAACCACCAGACCCGCCGACACCACCGCCGCCACAGTACAGAGTGCTCGGTACGGTGCGGCTGATGACAAATCTATTGGGAGGAGGAGCAAGAGATATCCACATTGGACAAAACGGGGAGCGCATCCATATCGGAAGTGGCGAATATTATCTCTGGACCACCGACTTTCACCCTATTCTTCCAGATGGTACCAAGAGAATTCGCATATCGGATGCTACGGGATTGCGTAACTTCCGTGGGCACAGCGGATTAGAGGGGTTGGAGTGCAATGTTCCACAGAACAGCAATATTAAACGCGTCACGGCAAGCCAGCTCGTGGGCGGGCATCCGTATCGCAATGTTTCCACGCAGCTCTATTTCCATGACATCAGCGGGAAACATATCGCCTCGGGAGGAATTCTGCTCTTTGATATGAGCCATATTTCAAACATCGCGAACGGATTCTATAAACGTCGCGTACTCTTTGATGTTACTTGTCTTGGGTAGAAAACGGTATTCAGACATATATTGTATTGACAACAGGCATGTGAAACCTTGACACGGACAGGGACACACGGCGACTTGTTTTGAATGATTGAGTGAAAAGCACGCATCTTCGGATGGTGCTTTTCTTGTACGCAAAATAGGAGGTGAGACTATGCAGGACTACAGAGAGGTGCTGCCATCCAATACTGTGCAGGAAGCGCGGGATATATGGAATAACAGCCTGAATACACTGCGCTCCACGCATGCGGGCGAGGCGTTTCCGACGGAAAACCTTGTGCTCGGCATGAAGTGCTTCCGTTCGGATGAGAAGAAAACATACACGCTTGTGTCGCTTGACCCTGTGGAATGGAAGGTTGAAGCGGCGGGGAAAGAGAAGCTCGACCGTGAGGAGATTGCGAGCCGCCTGGAATTCATGGCAGCGCTTTCGAGCGATTTGCTAAAGCGTATCCCCGACTGGACAGGGGTGTTCAATCGTGCGCTCAGTCTTGAGCTTGTGGACTTTGCAGACTTTGGAACGGGCTGGAACGTCACGAATATGAGCATGCTGTTCCATGAATGTATGTCCCTCACAGCAGTGCTCAACTTCAAAATTCCGCAGGAGTGTCCCGTTAAAGACGTGCACGGGATGTTTTCAAAATGCACGAAACTCTCTGCGCTGGATGCAGCAGGATTTCAGGCGAAAAACGTTGAGGATTTTGTCGATATGTTCAGCGACTGTCATGAACTCAGCGTGCTTGATGTGTCGAAATGGCAGATGGGGCGTGCGATCAATATGCGCGGGATGTTTCGTAACTGCTGGAAACTGGAATCCCTTGACGTATCTAAGTGGGATGTGAGCAAGTGCACGAACTTTGCCGAGATGTTCGCAGGATGTCGACGTGTGTGCAGGCTGGACTTTACCGCATGGGATACCTCAAAGGCAAAGGCGATGGGCGGAATGTTTCAAGGCTGCGGGAATGAGACTGTACCATTTGTACCTTTGAAGCTTGACCTTACGATGCTTGATATCTCGAACGTAGAAACAACGGTGAACATGTTCGCCTATGCCCGCGCAGAGCTTACCATCGGCGAGAAGATGCGAAAGACTGGTAAGTGTAAGCACATGGAGGGAATGTTCTATCGCTTTAACAACCTCGGCGATGTCGTGATTGCGGGTGCCGGATACAATCCGGCTGTCATGGCAACGGATTATCGCGGTACACCGTGCAAACAGACGATCTTCACGGCGTTTGACTACGCCTCTGTGGAGAATATGTCGGGGATGTTTGAGGGGACATATACCGAGAATTGCGAGATTGATGGAAAGAAAGGGCTTGTTTTCCATGTATCTACGCCAAATGTAACGGATATCTCAAATCTGTTTGCCTCGTCTTACGGAGCTGCGTTCATTGACTTCTCGATGAACATGGGGCACGTCTGTGATATAAGATATCTTTTCAACACAGTACCCGCTGAATCCATTCGACTACGTAATTTCGATACGAGAAATGTGGGGAGTTATAAAGAGCATGTCGGTCACTCTTATGTGCAGCACAGCCTTGACACCGATATGTTCAAGAACTGCCGCAATCTGCGCTATCTCATCATCGACAGCACGCAGTTCATATTCAAACTCACCGAGGATATTCTAGCCGATCTGCCCGCCGAATGCCGTTTTGTCGTTCCGCGTGCCATGATTCAAACGTACAAGGCACAGAACATCTGGAAGGACTACGCAAGCAGATTTATTGCAATGGAGGATTGCCGGCTCTATGGCGCATACGTGAAGAGTGCGCCCGCATAACGAAAGGAGATCATGATGAAGTACAAGCTGAAGGACGAATGGACATTGATCACGGAGAATCAGGGAACGCTCTATGCGCCGGAACGCGGGGTTGAAATCTCGACGGAGAAGGTGAACGGTTCGGGGTTCATTCTCAATCCGCTCACGCCGTTTCCGTTTAAGGGGACAATCTTCGCACGGGCGGCAAATGGGCACGCAGATCTGAATGTCGTGAATGTGACCCTGCCGACGAGCTGAAGAAGGTGATTCCATGCGGCGGATGATGAAGCATAACGCGCGTCCTCTGGTATTCAATGACTTCTCAGGCGGTATCAATGTCATGAGTGAAGGCGATCTTATCGCTATGAACGAGATGCAGGAATGTCAGAACTTCTATTTCCTCGGGTATCAGCGGTCGCTTACGGCGCGTGGCGGGCTTTCAAAACCTCTCGTGACGTTTCCTGAAGATATCTTAGGGACGTACTACGACATTGACAGCAATATCTTTCTCGTATTTCTGCGGGACGGGAGTATCTATCAAGTGCCGACACTTCATGTCGCACCCGTCAAGGTTGGGAAACTCACAGGCGACAAACGCCCTATCTGCGTGAAGTTCCAAAACCGTATCTGGATTGCCTCGGGGGACAAGCTGCAATTCTACAACTTTGCGGAGGAGAACAGCGTACAGATCGTTCCCAAGGGCCCTGTCTGTGATCTCATCTTCGACCGTGGCGCACGTCTTTGTGTAGTGCGTACAGGAACCGACCGTGTGCTCCTCTCTGCTGTGGGCGACGGGGAGACGTGGAACACAGATGATAACGATGCCTCTACGGGTGCATGGATTGATGTCGGCTATGGGGACAGCGCAGATATTATTGCCGTCGTCCCGCTTGCAACCGATCTCCTCATCCTCAAAAACAACGGAATGATCTATCAGCTCACGGGCGACAAGGAAGTCTCCTCGTGGATGATCTACCGCGTTGCGACACAGACGGATCCGGTCGGACGGAATGCTGCGGAGGCGGTGGGCAACGATGTCGTGTTCGTCAGCCGTCATGGCATGAAAACCATGTCCACAACGATGGACTACGGGAATATCGCGCAGGGTGATCTCGGCGAAAAATGGAATATCCTCGTAACGAGCGGGCTCTATGAACCTGCTCTTTTTCATCTGCGCCGCCGAAAACTTCTCCTCATTCAGCCAAAGGAAAAGCGCGGGGCGTTCATTGCATACAACTATGCCGTGCGTGCGGCAACAACGCTGAAATTCGCCGTTCCCGTGACAGCGGTGAACGAGACAATGGACTCGGTTGTCGTCGCCTCTGGCAAGGCACTCTATGAGATGGATGAGGAGAACCTGAAGGATGGAGACACACCGATTGAATTTCGTTTGCGTCCGAAAGACCTTATCAGCACGGAGAAGATTCTCGTGCGTAGTGTGGACTCCTCCATGGCCGCAGCACAGGCGGGAGATGTGAATGTAGAGATTGACAATGTGCGGCTCAAGATGCCGTCCAATGCCCGTCGTAAGGTGCGCTGCAATCATTCGTCGCCGCGCATCCAGACCACGGTGAGCGCAACAACGCCGTTTCAGATGAAGCATCTCATGTTGGAGGTGGTTGATCTATGACGCTTGATGAATGGATTGCGTTCTACAATCGCAAGAACCCGCAAGACTTGTTTCAACCAACAGAGGGGTACGAGTTCTTCTTTGTCCCTGATAAGGGCTTTTGTGAGGTTTGTTTTCGTGCGGATATGGTCATCATTGCACAGCTTGCCGGGGACGCACGCTATTTCAAGGAAAAGGTGGAGGAGGCGGCGCGGGAACTCGGTATCCATGAGGGTGGAACGATCTGCATCCGCAAGGAAATTCGTGCCTATGCACGTCTTTTCGGATATCGTATTGAACGAACAGAAGAACTGCCGGACGGGACAAGGCGGTATTATGCGACGCATCGGGATACTGGGAAATGGTTTTTAGCATCGCCCGGCTACACCTACGATGAGACGGGAACGACAGCCTATCTTGTGACATGGGAAATCTAAAGGAAGTGACGATATTGAACTGCTATCAAGGCAATCCGTATGAAGGCGAGGAGTGGTGGCCGCAGGAGGAGAAGGACACCTATGTAGAGCTGCATTATGGGCGTATGGTGCGGTATAAGAAGGGCGGTGGTAGCCACACCACGACGGTTCAGAACTCTTACCAACCGACGCCGGGAGAGATTCAGCTTGCACAAGCGAGCGCGGACTATGCAAAAAAGGTCGCGCCGAACGCCTACTATTTGAACGATCTCGGACGCAAGCTCCTCGAGAACTCGCTTGGTGCGGTACAGGTGGATTTCAACTCACTCAATCAGCAGGGTCAGAGCCAGATTGGGGACGCGACGAATGGAATGCGAGGACTCATCGGCTCGAACAGTGCGGCGGCAGGAACGGCAAACAGCAGCCTTGGAAACCTTTCGGGGCAGATGGGGACTCTTGCGAAAGAAAGTGCGGGACGGCTCGGAACGCTTGCGGGGGTCTATCAGGGAGGTACGGAGACGGCAAACAAGACACTTGCTTCGCTTGCCTCAGGAGAACTTCCGCAGAAGTATCAAACGAATATGGAAAACAGTATTCGCTCGGCACTTCAAAACACGATGGGAAAATCACTTGCGCATCTCGGTAATCGCGGCGTCCTAAACTCCTCTGTAACGACGGGAGCGATGAACGATATCCAGCGCAATGCCGCCGATGAGGTGGCACGTCAGTATCAGTCGAACATCAATCAGGTTGCGGGGCTCACACAGCAGCAGAATACCAATACAACGGCACTCGCGAACAACCTTGGCAATCTCTACAACACGCAGTATCAGCAGCTGCAAAATGCCCTTGGGCAACAGGCAAATCTCGCGCAGCAGCAGTTTGCCAATACGCAGAGCAGTAACGCCCAGAACAGTGCTCTGTATGGAAATCTTGCCAACTTGGCAGGTTCGCGGGTTGCCCTTGCCGCCGCCGCACAGGAGGCGGCACAGAATCCCGCGTTCCGTGCGTGGAATGCGTCAATGGGGCTCAACGGAGCAACAACGAACGCTCTTGCGGGTATTGCAGGTAAGGGGGCAAGTACGCAGACCTCGACGCAAACGCAATCTGGAGGAGGCGGTTTCCTCGGCGGGCTTCTTGGCGGCGTCGTTGGCGGTGCGGCACAGGGGCTCGGTATGGGGCTTTTCTGTTTCCCGCCGGGTACAAAGATCAAAATGGTGGACGGCTCGGAAAAGAGCATTGAGCACATCGAAGTCGGCGATAAGGTCATGTCATACGCAGATGGTGCGGAGCAGGAAGCAGAGGTCGTGAACGTTATGTCGCGACATTATGCGGATGTGTATAACATCCAGTGTCGGCTTACCCATACCTCGGCAACGCTATCGCAACCCTTCCTGATGGAGGATGGAACATACAAGACGCTCGGAGATATGCGCATCGGCGATGTGCTCCATGGTGTTGGTGCAGTTTACGGGTTGACCTATAGCGGCGAGCGTCCTGTGCACGACATTGAGGTCAGTGGCGCGAACACCTATATCGCGGATGGTTTTGTTGCAAGGGGCGGCGACCGTGCGACATGGCATGAATGAACGGAGGTAAACGATGGACTGGGAACAACTTGGTTACATGCTTGGGCATGCGGGAACGATGTCATGGGCGCAGAACTATTTCAATCGTGGTCTTGATAAGGCACGTGATCGGCTCGCCGGAATTACCGACCCGTCGGGCGAGGAACGCAGAAGAGCACAGGCAATGGCGGACAAATACTACGGCAATGGTCTGCTCGGACAGAACCCTGCAACGCACCTTCTTCAGGCAAAGAGAGACTGGATGCAGGCGGACAACGATGCGCAGTATCTCCTCAACAACGGCTATGCGGAGGATTCGCCCGATGTGCAGAAATTCCGTGAGATACAAGCGAAAGCACATGCAAGCGCGGATGAATGGCGCGGTATCGGTAAGAGCATGGGACTTGATCTCTCGCGGCTTGGTGCGGGGATGAACCTCTCCGAACTCAAAGGGGAAGTCAATCGTTCAATTGCACCCATGATGTATCAGAAATACCCTGATATGCAGGAACAGATGATGCAGCGAAACGCATGGGCGGGGCAGACAGCACGGAATATTCTTGGCGGCATGGTTGGACAGGGGACAGAGCAGATTATCCCGCGTTCAGGTGCGTCTTTGCAGACGGGTGCGGTGCCACAGGCGGCTTCTCCTGCGCCCGCCGTATCTGTGCAGCCAGTGACCGGGACAGAGCCGATGACACCGCCCTCAGGGCAGCTCGGAGGATATAGCCCACAAGGGAGAAACCTTCTGAACTTTGACCCCAATGCGGGCTTCGGAATGGAGGGCACGGCAAACCCTACCCTGCCCGGCCAAAACGATTCCCTTGGTCGGGCTATCTCGGGGGCTGATGTCTTCAAATACCTTCAGGATCGCGGCGTGATTCCGAAGGAGCGGACATATGCGGAGGAAGTTGAGGAGATCGCAAAGGCGTTTGCACAGCAGCGTGCGGCAAAGATGAGCGACCGCGAGATTCGGCAGTACCTCAAGGATAACGGTGTCCCCTCTAACATTGCTAAAATTGTAATGGCAGAGCGCACGCAGCAGATGCAGGAGCAGATGAAGAAGAACGCACTGGCTCAGGCGGCAGCAGCATCCTCCTCGCCGCAGATGGCGTATCTGATCGCGGCGGCAGCGGCAGACTCGAACATGAAGGTCTCGGATCTTGCGGGGCTTATCAATGCGACGAATCCCGATCTGCGTCTTGACACCATCGACCTTGGCGGGACAAAGGTAGCCATGACGCATGATACCAAGGGGCGTGTACGCGGCGGTGTGCAGGTACTTCCTGTAACGATTTCACCAAAAGATCTTGCAGGACTTCAGTACAACTATGACAAACTCGGTGCGGACATTGATATGGAGAATCAAAAGAACGCATGGCAGTACTACAACACGGATACGGTCGCCGCGACAAGTCGTCAGAACTCTCAGCGACAGGCACAGGCACAGCTGGATGCGGCGAAAATTCGTGGTGAATACGGACTGGAAGAGGCGAAGATGCGCGGTGAACGTACGGGGAGCAGTGGAGGACGCAGTGGTGCTCAACAGGGCGGTGGACTAAAACCCAATGAGGCACTGAACATTCTCAAACAGGCGCAGATGTGGGATGAAGATCACCCCGGCGAGGAGTGGGCGAACCCTCTTGCCGATGCACGGGATAAAGCTCTTGTCGTACTCAATGAATACGATAATGTTGACCCTGATAACAAAAATTCGGTATACAGTTTTGGGCAAAATATCCTGGAACAAAACGCCCGCGACGGCTTCCCGTATACCGTGGAACAGTTGAAACAGATCATTCGGTCTGTTGGCGGTGAGTTGGCGGAACAGGCTGCGGAGGACTTGCTCTCAGGAGAGGGCAGAAAATACGGAAGAGACGGATAAGGAGAGATTGGTATGAGTTGGCTGGATCGAATTGCGGCGCGCGCAGGTGTGGAGCGGGATTGGGGCACGGGTGCAAATACCGTCGCACAGGCTTCCGCTCCCCCTGATGACAGCGCGTGGAAATACATCTCGGCGGGCGACGTGTCCGGTCTCGCCGACTATACGAATCGGGAATACAACTATCACAAGATTCCGTATCTCGGGCAGCTCGTCGGACACACCGCGAACAATATCACAATGGGGCTTGCTAATTACGCACAATTTCTCGGCGCAGATTCTGTGAGCAATTATCTGTACGAGAAGGGGAAAGCGGGGGAAGCACAGCTTCCAGAATACCGTGAGCCCGAGCTCTCTCTTTCCTATGTCCTCGACCCGAACGGATTCCTCTCCGCTGGTGCGATGGTGGCCGGCTCTATGCTCTCTATGGCACCGGTCGCCGTGCTTGCGCCCGTCGGTGGAATTGCAGCGGGCGCGGCCAGACTTGCGGGGAATGTTCCGAAAGTCGGAGGACTCCTGAGTTATTTTGCTCCCGGTGCAGTGCGTTGGGCAACGACGGGACCCGTCGAAGCGATGATGGAAGGCGGCGGCACAGAGCGCGAAATGCTCGAAAATGGTGCTTCCCGTGAGGCGGCAAATGCGGCGTCGTGGGATGTGTTCAAAAAGAATGCAGCACTTCTCACGGCAACAAATGCCCTTGAGGGTGGACTTCTCGGCAAACTCGGTGTAAAGACACCGACCTTTAAGAATCCTGTTGCAAACGGAATTAGTCGCGCGGCGGCGTATGCACCTCAGACGGCAGCAGAAGCAGTCTTGCAGGGGTATGAAGAGGGGGCGCAGGAGGGGATTCAGGCTGCCGCAATGGGAAATGGTGCAAATACGGCAGCCCAGATACTGCACCCATCCAACTGGACAGAAGGACAATGGGATGCGGCAAGGATGGGGGTTGCCGGCGGCCTTCCGCTCGTCGGCGGAATGGCCATTGCGCGGCGTTTGGGTAATCGAGTGTCGCGTCCTTCCTCGGATGCCCCCATGAAGTCCTCTGGCAATGAGAACATCGACGCACTCATTGCACAGGCGGCAGAGAAGTACGGCATTCCCGTGAATCTCCTTCACTCCATCGCGCAGACGGAATCAGAGTACAATCAGGATGCACGCTCTGAGGCGGGTGCAATCGGTATGATGCAGCTCATGCCCGACACAGCGGCTGGACTTGGGGTTGACCCGAACGATCTCGCCGGCAACATTGAGGGTGGCGCGAAGTATATGCGTGAACTGCTGGATACATTTGACGGTGATGTCGAAAAGGCGGTCGCAGCATATAACGCTGGCCCGAATGCCGTCAAGCAGCACGGTGGAATCCCGCCGTTTGAGGAGACGCAGGACTATGTGCGTAAGGTCTTGGGCGGACTGGACGGCTACGATACCTCTATCCCGCAGCGTATGCGCAACCTTGCGGATGATGCTGCGCCTTATATCGGTGTAACAATGGACAACGGAACACAGGGCTGTGTCGAAGCTGTAACGAAGATCGGGGCGAAGTCCTGTCCGTTCCTTGCGCAGGAACTCGAGAACGGCGTTGTCAATGTCGACCGCCTTGTTGAGCACGCAGGAGATCGCGTCATTCCGTTTGACCCAAACAGTCTCGAAGAGGGCGATGTCATTGTCTACGGTGACGGGAGCGACCCGCAGCTGCACGTTGTTCTCTACGACGGTAAGGGCGGCTATATCGGCAACTCCACGGAGCGAAACAAGGTCGTTCAGGAAACGGATTATACGGCGATGGGGACGAGCGAGAACGGCGAACCACTTGTCCCGACGAAGATCATCAAGACGGGTGCACAGTTCAGCGGAGCAGGAGCACATTCCCTTGCTGCGCCTGTGATGCCAGACTTCACAGGACTCATCGCAGACGAGACAAATATTGCGGCGACTCAGGAAAAGATTCAGAAGCTCATCGACACGGATTCCTTGACACCAGAACAGCACGCTGCAATCTTGCAGGCGGCAGAGATGGCGCGTGACACGCCCATCGGAAGCGGTACAGACCCCGCCTTGGAAGCCGAACACGTCAACGAGTGGCAGAGCCTCATTGACCGCAAGGACATAAAGGGCATTTTCGAGAAAGACCCGCAGCGCATCGTTCAGACCATGACAACGCTCGGGAAAGAACAGCGGGCGCAGAAGACGCGGGCGGCGATTGAAAGCCAGCAGCAGATCGAGGAAACGAAACAGGCACTTGCGGCTCTTGCGACACAGGCGAATGCACAGCCCGTACAGAACGGAGCAGTCCCCCCGACGGTTCAGCAGATCGTTCCCGCGCAGAATGCACCGACGGAGATGCCCGCTCCGCCCGAAAACGTCATGCAGATGCTGCAGGAAGAACCTCCTATTTCGGATGCGTTTGCAGCTGGACTTCAAAGTGGCACGGCGGATGCGGTACAGACGGCACAGACCGAGCAGCCGCACACACTTGTTTCGCAGGAAGAGCTTGCGGGGATACTCTCGAAGGTTCAGCAGTGGGAACAGCCGCTTCTTTCCATCCCCGAATATGTCGCAGCAAGAAATCGGCAGGACTGGGCGGCGACTGCACAGATCGCACGCGCGGCAAATGTCCCAGGTGTGGCACAGTTCTATGATACGCTCATGGAGCATGGAAGCAGGAATGCGACGAATATCACACCATATGCGCCACAGCAGAGTGCACCGCCTACGGTAGTTCCTTCGGCGAAAGCCCATGTGCCTGTTGTTGGCGTGCGCCCGAATGTGCCGACGCATCTGCCCGATAACATTGAGGAACGCCGTGCACTCGGACGCTCTCTTGGACGCTTCATGACGGACAACAAGATCCATATTCCCAAACAGTTGGGATATGACCTCGCAGGTGGTCGCGGAAAAGCAATCCGGGCGGCAAACGATAAGATCGGAGCATGGGAGGAAAAGCGTGCGGAGCAGGAAGCACGTGCGGGGAAAAGCGGGGACGTGAACCCCTCACAGAACGCACAGGAGGATGCACAGGAGACGCGAAATGCCGTAGACGACAGAACCCTTGCACAGCGTGGGGAACGCGCTCAAAACGGCTCTCACAGCGTCAGGGAGAAGTCTGCCCAAAATGAGGCGGAGAACGAGCTTCCTCCCGGCTATCGGTCGGAATCGGGCAGACCCCTTTCCGAGGCAGACCCGCAGGAATTTATCATCAAGCCGAACGGAAGCAGGAACTTCGGGGAGATTCCGCAGGAGATTGAGGACGCAACGAGCGGCAAGGTGAAGTCTGCCCCGATTCGTCTGCGCGTGGGGACAGAAGATGGCGGTTTTGTGCATTTAGTCAAAGAGCACGCCGCCCAGATGAAACAAAAAGGATATGGCGTGATGGATTACATCAACCATATCCTTCAAAATTTCAATCAGGTGTATAGCCAGCAGACAGAGAAGCGTCCGCATCGTTTTGTCCTCTACTGTAAGGGGGACGAGAGCAAAGGCTTTATGCCGATTGATCTCGAACTTGAACAGACGGGCGAGAACTACTATGTTATCGTTTCCGCTATGCCACATAAGGAAAAAATAAGAGGAACTTTACTCTTTGACGGGAGTGCTAATCCGTCTGCCGTTACCACCGACGACACCCTTCTGGAGGAGACCAACCATAATGGTGGTGTTGGTACATCCCCGAACACCCATGGGAAGAGTAAAGATCCTTCTACTTCCACTATATCATCTGCGGAGGTAGAAAGCAAGGAAAACCCACTCAGCGAGAACGAGCGCGAAGCTCTCAAGGGATTCAGCGCGGACGCGAAAAACGTCTATCGGATGGTGCGCGACAAACTCAGGAGCTTCAAGAACAAGCTGGTCGGTCGTTCCTCCTCTGTGGGCGCAATCCTCCTTGCGCGTCATGCCGAGATCATCGCCCGCAAGATGCGTGCCATTACGGGCAAGCCCTTCACGGCGATGGACTACTATCGTCTGTGGTTCGCCCTGCAATACGGCGGGAATGCAGACGGGTTTACGCAGGCACTAAATGCAGGCGTAAATCTGGACGAGCAAGTTCCTGTGGTTGATATTACGGCGGCACTGCCACAACAGAAGATGTCAAACAAGGATGTTTTGAATTTCCTGCGTGGACTTGCACAAAAAGAGGGGACGATTCCGTCTGCGGATGGAAAGGCGATGTTTGATCTCGAAACGAAAGCACGTCATGTTACCTACTCTAGCCGTAAGGGACTTGATACCGATACATATAAAGTCCGCCAGGCAAGCGTTCGCTCTGTTCGTGACTTACTTAAAAATGCAGTCCTTGTTGAGAGCACTCCGAACCGAAAGACCGCAAAGAAGCCAAATGTACGTGCCTATCATCGCTTCTATGTACCCGTGCGGGTTAATGGTGAACTGCATACAATTCGTGTTGTCGGTGAAGAGAGCGGTAATATCATCACACTCAACCCGGCGGAGATCAGTCTCTATGATGTAATCATAGAAAATAGAAGCTCTCGTCCCCTGCAAGGAATTTCACCTTTTGTTGGGTCAACGAGAGCTTCTGATATCATCAGTATACGCGACATGCTCTCCGGTGTCAAGGACGCGGATGGGAATGTGTATGCGCAGCGGGCGGATTTATCCGATGACGACCGTAAAGAAATGCAGTTCCGTATCATCGAAGAAACAAATCCAATGCACGATGATATACACACGGGCATTCGTTCGGTGGATGATATTCTCACGGCGAAAGAAGCCTTTGAAACAAAGGTGGATGAAGACGAATCCTATCTATATCCGGATTTTACGGAGACTGATGGGAAAGCCGCTCTCAAGAACGGCGAGGTCACTATTTATAGCAGTTATCCTATTGCGCCGGGCGTCTTTGTTACGCCAAGCAAGATACAAGCGCAGGATTATGCAGGAAGTGGCAAGGTCTACTCCAAGAAAGTCTCTGTGAAAGATATTGCATGGATTCACAGTGATGAGGGGCAATATGCGCCGATAGAGACAGAAAGTTTCAACCAGAGCGCATGGCACGGTACTCCGTATGACTTCGATGGCTTTGACCTTGGAGCAATTGGTACGGGCGAGGGCGCACAGGTGCACGGCTGGGGGCTGTATTTTGCAAAAGAGAGGAAGGTGTCGGAAGGGTATAGGGAAAAGTTGACCTACAACAATACAAGCGGCATCACATATAATGGCGTGCCAATGGAATCCCTTTCGGGCTCACTGTATTATGCAGTTATAGATCTTGGCATCATTGAGAATCGCAGTGAAGCCGAACTGAACATCCAGCGGGAAGATGCGATAGCTCGCGTTCAACGTGATTTGAATGCGACAAAGAAAGAAGCTGAGGAGTATCAACCTGCTTTGCGTCTCATTGATTCCAATGTTGGAGCTACCGTGGAGGCGGTTGAAAAAATATTGCCCAACGGGTATGACAAGCAACGACTACAGAGTGAGATTTCGTCAGGGCACGGCGGTGAACCCATATCCGAATATTTGACAGATCAAATTCACCATACAAACGAGTTCTTTGTTTCCCGCATCAAACATCTTGAGGGGGAGTTGACGGAACTGAAGAAGCTGGATGTTTCTAAGGTCAAAATAGGGAAACCGAAGCCCGGCAGTCTCTTTGAAGTCGAAATCCCTGACAATGACGTTCTTCTCGACGAGCAGAAGCCGTTTGATGAGCAGCCGAAGTTCGTGCAGGAAAAGCTGGTTGATCTCTGTTCCGAAAAGAATCTCTTTAGCGCGGATGATATTGATACTTGGAAATTTGCAGAAAAGGAAATCAGTGAAACGGAAGAAGTGATAGAGTGCCTGCGTGTCGCGCTGGATACACAAGCCTCTCGTTCAGAGCGCACGAACGCCTACGCGGATATAGTGAAAAAGGAATATTTTGATTTTCAAGAGATAAGCGAGATCGATTATGACGATATTTTCGACTTTGAAAAAGCTATTGAAAATATTGAAAAATCGAGAGATGATCTTGAAGGTTCTCTTTTTGCCTATGAAGAAACACTGGAACAACAAAAGGAAGAATACGAGAAGTTTCTGGATTCTTTGCCGAAAGGGAAAGAGCTTGCGCGTATTGTACTCCGCAATATAGATAACGGGAGAGGGATATACAAAAAGGTTTCCGGCAAATTACTCGGCGACAAAGCCGCCTCTCTCGCATTGAACGAGGTCGGTATCAAGGGCATCACCTACGTCGGCGGGCGTGACGGTCGCTGCTATGTCATCTTCGACGACCAGGCGATCTCCATCATCGAGAAGTTCAACCAGCAGATGAACGCAATCATCAAGGGCACGACACAGGACATGAAGGACGGGCAGCGGATCATCTCCCTCCTCGCGGGGGCGGACGAATCCACCTTCCTTCACGAGATGGGGCATCTTTTCCTCCTTGACCTTGAGCGACTTGCAGACATGTCCCCGACGAGCGCAGAGGAGCTTCAGACCGTGCGCAAATGGGCGGCGTGGAGCGAAGGTCAAGCGGCGGAGTACAAAGGGACACCGTTCGAAGCCGAGTTTGCATACCTTGACGCGAGGATTCGCGCTGCGCTCAAGAGGGGCGACGAGAAGAAGGCGAATAAGCTCAAACGTCAGTGGGAGCATGAACGCTTCGCCCGTGGTTTCGAGCGGTATCTCCAATACGGCGAAGCCCCGACAAAGGGACTGCGTTCCGTATTCGCCAAGTTCCGAGCATTCCTTCAGCGCGTCTATCAGGCGTTCACGGGAACGGGCGGCAGAGCAACGCCCGAGGTGGAAGCCGTCATGGCGCGGATGATTGCGATGGAGGAAGCTGATGTTGCTGAGAATATCGAAAACGGCAAGAAAGCGATGCAGACCGTTGTTGCAACGCATCAGGATGTCAAAAACGCAATGGAACGTTCCGATGTGGGTGCGATTGACTTTGTGTGGGGCGAAGCGGGAAAAGGTGCAAAGTTTAAGCAAGGGAAGGGGATTGCACATATTCTTGCGAAACACGTCCCTGAAAGCGGCTCTGAACTGCTGGACAAAATTGTAGAGACGATCGCAAAGGGAGAGGTGATTCAAGAAAAGACGGCTGGGGGAAGCACGCAGTCACGGCTTGTTCTTGAACATAACGGATATGTGGCACTTCTCTCCATGAATGATGATAGCGGTGCATGGCTCTTGTCGGGCTGGGAAACGTATGACAGCATGAAAAAAAGAACATCCAGTGCGAGCGGCGAGGGTGACGGCTCAACCGTTGCTACTGCCACCGCGCCTATGCGTTCTCGTCGCGATGGAGAGGATGTTCTTTCTTCTGTCTCTAATATATCACCAAACGAGGCAGAAAGCAAGCAAGAACCGACACTTGAAAACATTTTACAGCTCGCGCCATCGCTCAAAAAAGCCGCACTCGAATACGGCGCGAAGGATGAGCGCGGCAAAGTCACCTTTGCCGATGAGGAACGAAAACAGGAGTTCTTGAAGGCCGCAAAGGCACTTCTTAGCGCGGGAGAGCGGAAAACATCCGCCCGTCGACAGGAAGCCCTACAGGAAATGCTTGACGGAATCACAATCATCCCACCGCACCGTGTCAGTCCGCGCAAGCGCGTGATTGCAGACTGGGGGCGGGAGATGGGCGTAACCGTCGTGTTCTTCAAGGGCGATCCGTCCCTGCATGGATTCCATCAGAACGGTGTAACCTTCCTCAACGTGGACAGCGAAATCACGCCGCAATGGACGTTCTGGCATGAGGCGATGCACTGGATGAAGGCAAACAATCCCGACATCTACAATGACCTCGTGGCGGCGATCAGCGGCGAGGAGGGCTTCACAAAAGAGCAACTTGACGCATACCGCAGGGAAATCGGTGCGCCCGAGATGAGCGACGCGGATGTGATAGAGGAGATGCTTGCGGACGCTCTGCCCGACGTGAAACGCCGCGTTCCGCTCCTGCGGGACATTGGGAAACGCGACACGGGCCTTGTGCAGCGCGTTGTTGCGTGGATTCGTGATGTCATGCGGCGATTCCACGACCATTTTCATACGCCGCAGGGCGGGCTTACGAGTACGCAGCGCGTTGCCATGACGCGGGCGTTCGGGAATCTCGTCGGTTCGATTCGCGACGCGGAGGGGAAAGCGATCTTCCGCATCGAAAACGAGGGGGCGCGTATTACCCTGCGCGGCGGGAAACCTTTGCCGACGGTGAAATATTCGCTTGACAATAGAGGGAAGGAGGGGGATAATGAAGGTGGAAGAAATCTCGGTGAAGCGCGTAAAGAGGCGATTTGCTCCAATGTCCTTGCCCGTATGAAAACGCGGGTACATGAGATGCTCAAACAGGGAATTCCTTTTGCAGAGATTCAAAAGGAACTTGAGGATGAGAACTCAACCTCCCGTGAAGAAGCACTTCGCGTGTTCAAGACACAGTGGAATATCTTCAACTCGCCGCGCGTCAATAAGCGTAATATCATCGAGCGTATCACGAAACGCGAAGACTTCACCGATGATGAGATCAACGAACTGTTCGAGCAGTACAAGTCAACCATGAAGGAGATGCTTGATTATGGTGGATTTATCTACAAAGAAGCCGCCTTTCAGCAAAGAGGAAATCGAGAGTTCCTTGCTGGAGTACATTCTTGGCGAGACCTCGAACGAGCCAACGCAAGACACGGCGGAAGCGCACACACAGGACACAAAAACAGCCTGAATACAAAGCACCTTGAATCTCAGGGTGCTTTTTCTACGCCCAAATTCTCAGCGAACACGAGCAACAACGCCCCCAAGGGCAACTTCAAGCTGCTCAAAGACCGCATTCGCAGCCTTGTCGGCGTCGCTCCTGCGGACAATCTCGAACTGCCGGGACGCGTGCAGCGGACGGTGACGCTCTCACCGAAAGACCTTGAAAAACGCATTCGCGAGCGGTGGATTCAAGAGAAGAACATCATCTCCAAAGAAAAGCAGAAGGACGGGAAAATCGCTGTGACCTACTATCCCGACACGCATGATGTCGGTTTTGCAGACGATGTGAAGAGCGTACGGCAGGTGGCAAAGCGTAATCCGTTCGTGAAGGTACTCTATGATCTGGCGCACAAGGCGATGAAGAAGCAGGAGAAACTTCGCAACGAGTTCGGCAAGGCACTCAAAGAATTTAACGAGCTTGTGAAGAACGAGAAGGATTTGAAATCCATCACGGCCATTCTCTGGCAGGGCGACGCGGAGGGCAGGGTGTTTTCCGATGCCGAGCTTCGCTCCCTTGGCGCAAACGAGCGCGTCATTAAGGCATATAGGCTCGTGCGCCGCGAGCTAGAGAAAGCCTACAAGATGCTGCGCGACGCGCAGACACAGGTGAAGACACGTTCACAGACGCTTGCCCCCGAATCCGTGGAGAGCTTCAAAAAGAACCACTGGATTGAAGATGCGGATGTCATCAGTGCTGTTCCGCGTGCGGATGGCAGGGTGCTTTTGACGTGGAGAGGAGGAAGAACCTATGACGTAAAGGGAAAAACGATGGATGCCGAGGCGTTGGAGCTCATGAAGAAGGATGAAAACGTCAATGTGACAAGTGTCATTCCAGAGGGAGACGGTACGTTCTCCGTGAGCTACGTAGAGCGCATCAAACCTGTGTTCAGGCGTACGGGATACATGCCGCATTTCTTCCACGAGTGGATGATTTATGAGAAGTACAAAGACCCGAAGACGGGAGAGGAACGTTATACTTCTGTAGCGAGTGGGCGAACGATGAACGAAGCCGTGAAGATCGGAAACGAAATTGCGGCAAAGAATAAGGACAAACAATATATCCTGCGCCCGAAAGGATTTGACCTCGGCACGGAAAACGCCGCCGTCATCGGCGATATGGACTTTGCACAGATGTCTCAGAAACTCGCCGAGAGCACGGAGATCAGTCTTGCAGATGCGCGTTCCCTCCTGCTCAACAATGCGGGGGCAAGCCTCAAATCCCGTCACCGTTTCTTCGGCAGTCTCCTTGAGCGCAAGGACGGCAAGGGCTTCGACCAGGACGTACAATGGGTACTCGCGCACTACTTCAACAGTGCGGCGCGTTACATCGCCATGGAGGACTTCAAACCCGCCGCAATCAGTATGTACGAACGTTTCTTCGGGCGGTTCGACGATGAACCGAAAAATCTCACGGCGCAGTATTGCAAGAACTACATCAACGATGTGAACGGCAATCCACGCCGGGTGGAAACGGCACTCAACGACCTCATCAAGAAAACGCCGATCGGCAAGTATGTCACGGACAAATTCGGCGACCGCGTTGCGCTTGCCCTCAACGGGGAACTCTCCACATGGAACGCCATCACCAAGATGGGCCTCTTTAATTTCGCCTCGGCGACGGTCAACTTCTCACAGTTCATCAACATAGGAGCTGCGCTGAACGACTACGGCTATGCCATGAAGGGACTGAAAAGGGCGCTTCATCCATCGGCGATGGACGAGAAGATCATCGAGGCTTCGGGGATTTTGGGCGACATCAATGCGGCGGACGACAACGGCGGCTATACGCAGCGGCGCGGCGGCAGGGTGCGCGGCATCTACAGCGGCATCAAGAAAGTCGGCGAGTGGACGCTCATCCCGTTCCGGGAAGCCGATATGCTCATGCGCAAGGCGGCCGTGCTCGGCGCATACTATCAGGGCGTGGAGCAGAAAGGAATGAAGACCGCACCGGGCGATGAACTCTCGGCAGAGGCACTTGCCTATGCACAGGAGATCAACGACGACGCGAACTTTGACTGCTCCTCGGCGAACGCGCCGGGAATATTCCGCGCCGGCTCCGTTTTCACGCAGCAGCTCTCCCAGTTCCAGAAGTACCCCATCATGCAGTTCGAGTTCATGTATAACATCATGAAGAACGGCACACGCGGGCAAAAGGTACGCTTCTTTGTCCCCTATGTCCTTTTCTGCGGCATCCCTGCCAGCATCCCGTTCGGCGGACTGTTAAACCAGATCTTCTCCGACCTGTTCGGATTCGTGGCGGGCGACGACGACAAGGACTTCGCGCAGGAAGTCAAAGCAGAGGTGCTGCGCTGGGCGGGCAAAGACCCCGTGAAAAAGGCGATTGCAGAAACCGCGCTTTACGGCATACTTGCGCCGACCTTCGGTCTTGACATCTCAGGGCGCATCGGCATGAGCAATGCGTTCGGCGGCGAGTTCTACGGTGCGCATAAGCCGGAGAGTGTCGGCGAAATGGCGATTCAGCAGCTCGGCGGGCCCGCCCTGAACAGTGTTTACAGTGCGCGTCATCAGTTGGCGCAGGGCAATCCCATCGAAGCACTGAAAGCCGTATCGCCAGCTCTGGGGAATATGTTCCAGGCGGCGTTCGGCGAATCCCGCACCACGCGGCACAGGGTCAACGCACGCTATGACAGCACCTACGACAAACTCGTTCATGCGCTCGGATTCCGCAGCGTAGAGGAGAGCAAGAACGCGTTTATCATGCACTATGAGTATGAGCAGAAGGGAAAAGCGGCACAGATCAAGCGCGAGGCGATTCAGGACTATATCGCCGATCCGTCGGATGAGAACCGCCGCACCATCAATGCCCTCGGCATCACCGACAAGCAGATCAAGGAGGCGCGGATTCAGCAGGAACGCACCGCCCTTGAGCGCGCAAGGGAAGGGAGACCGAAGACAAGCAACAAATCGGGAGCGTCACGGCAGAGAAAGGGGGAAGCCAAGAGAGAAACGCTCTATGATACAGTGGATGATGAATGAGAAACGCAAGGAAAAATTGCATTTCTCAAGAAAGGAAAATCACAATGAAGAAAAACTATGTTGTTACTGGAAAAGTCACCTATCCGACTGGGGAAGACACGAAACTCACGACCTTCACATTCACGGATGAGGCGACGGGGGCGATGTTCTCGGTGAACACCGAAGACTCTGTTGAGGCGGATGCCATCACGTACGGCGATCAGGTCATGGTTGAGATCACAAAGGCTTAGGGGAAAGTTGCATACAGGGCGCACACGCGAGGGATGTGTGCGCCTTTTTGATGCGCGGAAAGGAGCAAGTAAAGGAGTGGATATGATGGTTCACGTATTTCAGAAATTGCAGGAGGGGTGGGGGATGAAACTCGCCCTATCCTGCATCGTATCTGTTGCAGCAGAGGAGCATGCACAGATTTTTGCGGCGTTTGTATTCCTCGTCTGTCTTGATCTGGTGACCAAGTGGCTCTCGCTCTCACGCAAGTGCCTCATTGATCACGGAACGGAGCAGCCAACGTTCTGGCAGTCGTTCACAGGGATTCGGAATGCCCGCCGTCTTGGCTACATCCGCAGTGAAGAGATGCGGAAGCGTTTTGTTCACAAGATACTCAGCTACATCGGTGTCGTATTGTCGGCGGTCGTGCTGGACTTTATGCTCGCGCACGCGCACGCCCCTGCGTTTGCTACAAGTCTCGTGATTGGGTATCTTGCGATTACAGAGTTCATTTCAATTCTTGAAAATATGCAGCGTTCTGGCGTGGAAGAGGCTGGCGCAATCGCAGAGCTCGCACGCAAGAAAGGCGGCATTGGAAAAAGTTCGGGCGAGAGCACAGACAGGAAAGGAGAACAGTAACATGGAACGCATTACCATCAACGACCTGAATCTTGAAATCGACCACAGCTGTCTTGAGACACGCCGCACCACCGACCAGATCGTCATTCATCACACAGGCAACCCGACCGACGATGATCTCTCGGCGGCAGAGATCGACGCAAGTCACAAAGGGCAGGGGTGGTCGTGCATCGGCTACCATTACGTCATCCGCAAGGACGGCACGGTGGAGCAGGGCAGACCGCATTGGACGGTTGGGGCACATGCCTACGGGCACAACAGTCACACCATTGGCATCCATGTGTGCGGCAACTTCGAGGAGGCAGAGCCGACGGACGAGCAGATCGAGAGTACGGCCATGCTCCTTGCCAACCTCTGTACGGACTACGGTCTGCCGATTGACCGCGATCATATCGTTGGACATCGGGAGCTGATGGCGACGGCGTGCCCCGGGCTGAATCTCTTTGCGCAGATGGATACCATCGTCGGTAAGGCGAATTTTTACGCTAATGCATGAGGAGGACTATGATGGACGAAGAGAAACGAAAGAAGCAAGCACATATAATCGCGCTCCTTTTGACCGTGGTCATCATGATCTTCGGCTTTGTCTATGTGCTTCACTATGTAGGTCATGAGGCAACACAGGAAAAGCCCGCCGTCATGACGCAGGAAGAAACGCGGGACGTTAAGGTGCTGCGGGCGCAGCTAGATATATCACGTGCCAATGCGGACGCACTCCAAAAGCGTCTTGCAGAAGTACAGGCAGGACAGCGTGCGCCGTCAACGACGTACTACGTCACAGCACCAACCGTTGAACAGGCGGCGCAGGTGGTTGAAAAAGAGATCCGTGCAGACGCGCCGACACTGCCACGGGCAGCGCGGGAGAAGTCTGATCGTACCGTTGTCACACCGATTACGAAAGACGCAGACGGGAAAGAACTACCGCAAGATAAGCAGAAAGTTGACGTGTATAAAATCAACCTCCGAAAAGACCACCGTATCAAGGCGGGCGCATCCGTCATTGACGGCAAGCCGCTCATGAGTATCGGCTATGAGCAGGGACGGCTTGAGGCACTGGCACATTTTGACGGGGCGCGTTATAAGGGCGTGACCGTCATGTATAACGTCGCTGAGTGGTAAGGAATAAACGAACAGAGGGGGCAGCGTATCGTGCGCCGTCCCCTCTGTTTTTCTTGTCTACAATTTGCCTACAAAATACCATGATTCGCCTTTCTGAATAGCTATTTCGTCTTTGTGCAAAAAACACTGTGTTATTCCTGTAAAGCCTTGTCGCTGTTGGGCTTACGGGTTCGCTTTTGGATTTGCTATATCGCCTCGTTGCATATTTCTGTATTCTTGGAGGAAATGGCACGCACGCACAATGAACGCACGCGCCTTCAGGCACTTGGCATGGATGGCTTTCACCATCCAAACCGTTATCTGGAGACACATGGCATCCTGCCTGACGGTCTGGAGATCCCGCTGAGATCGATCAAAGGCGCGCCCGAGACGTTCGACGTGACGCATCTTACGGCGAAACTCGCATCGGCAAAGGAAGGAGCGACCACGTTTCCTGTCTATGACCGCCGCATACACGATGTCGTCCCCGACGCGCTGACCGTGGATGCTGAGATCCTCCTCGTCGAGGGCAACTGGCTGCTCTTGGACGAAGAGCCGTGGCGCGACCTGCGTGCCCTCGCAGACTACACACTTCGCATCGACGTGCCGCCCGCGCTCCTGCGCGACCGTCTCATCGCCCGCAAGGTACAGGGCGGGCTTTCGGTGGAGGACGCGAGAGCGTTCTACGAGAGGAGCGACGCGCCGAATGTCCTGCGCTTCGCCGCGCACGCAGGAGCGGTAGACGAGGTCTGGCGCATGGAGGAGGACGGCGACTTCGTGCGCGGATAAAGTTGCATACGAAAAAGGGGCTGTTGCACGAAGGTAAATTTATCTTTGTGCAACAGTCTATCTTTTCGTATAGGGGCAGATCGGCGAAACAACGGTAACGAAAACTTGCACCTCTACAGAAATAGGGCACACGAATAAGGACGATTGCAATGCTCGCCCTTATTCGTT